TTAAAGTTTCTCTATCTTATATCCGACCCCCCATACGACTTTCAAGTATCTCGGTTCCTTCGGATTGATTTCAATCTTTTCCCGTATATGGCGGATATGTACCGCGACTGTATTATCCGCGCCGATTGCGTCTTCGTTCCATATACTTTCATAGATTTGATTGATAGAAAAGACTTTTCCTTGATTTTTCACTAATAGTAATAAAATGTTATATTCAATAGGTGTCAGCCTGATAACATCTCCGTCAACTGTCACCTCTTTTAATTCATCATCAATTTTCAGCCCTCCCACAGTAAATACCGAACTTTTCTTCTCAACTACTGTGCTTCCAAGCTGTGTATATCTTCTAAGCTGGGATTTTACTCTTGCCACTAACTCCAGCGGATTAAATGGCTTTGTCAGATAATCATCTGCTCCTACATTCAATCCTAATATTTTGTCTGCATCTTCTGATTTTGCAGAGAGAATAATAATTGGCAGACTGTTTTTCTCTCTGATCTTTAACGTTGCCCTTATGCCGTCCAGTTTCGGCATCATCACATCAATAATAAGAAGGTCTACCTCCGTCGAATCAAGAACCTTGATCGCCTCCTGTCCATCGTAGGCTTTTAATACATTGTAACCTTCCTGCCGTAAATAAATTTCAATCGCTTCTACAATTTCTTTATCATCATCACATACTAATACATTAAACATATTTATCACCTCCTCTGTATTATACAAGGATAACAGTGATTTTTTAAGAGGGGATTACGGAAATTATTAAGAAATGTTTAATTTCATATCACGATTTTAGTGGGTTTTCAAGCATTTTTGTTACTAATGTGTTACTAACGCGTTTAAATTAAGATGATACAATATATCCTTTTCCACTCTCTCTTTGCTTTTTCTAGAGGGTGGAATTTTTATAATTATTTTCTTTTTTTCTATTGACTTTACGCCAATATTGGCGTATGATAAGGCCATAAGATAAAGCATAGGAGATACGAAAGATGAAAAAATACAACTTATCAAACATTATGAAAAGAGCATGGAGAATGGTTAAGAAATTAGGATTCGGAATCTCCGAAGCTTTGAAAAAGGCATGGAAGGAAGCGAAAGCAATGAAAGAAGAAATCATCAGGATGACTGTTGTGAGAAATGAAATCTTTATAGTAAACACAACAACTGGAGAAATCAGCGGAAAAACTTACAATGCAAAAGAGTGGCTTAAGAAGAGTTTTGATGCAAAATGGAACAAAGAAACAAGAACTTGGTTTGCGAAACCGGAAGAAATCAAAGAAGAATTGGCAAAATATCCGGGATACTATGAATCATACATCGTTAAAGAAAGCGAAGAAGCTGCAGCGATTGAAAACGATGAAATCATCAAAAAAGAACTTGTAAACAGAAATGATGGTTTTTACTCAAAAAACACTCACAAATCAGGAAAAATCACATACTCATTTGTGGGCTAATAACAAAATGCTGACCTACCGGCTATACGGGGAGAAGGAGAAGATCTATGGCAGAACTTAAAGAACTCAGAAAATTTATGAACCTCACACAGAAAGAGCTTGCTGAAAAAACCGGAATGAACATCCGCCAAATACAGAAGCTCGAAAAGGGCGAAATTGACGTTAATAACATTACTGCAAAGAATGCGCAGGCTTTATCTAGTGCTCTTGGGTGCAGCGTCGAGGAAATGTTGACATTAGACCTAAATATCTTTACCGAGGATGCAAAACAATCCTTGAAAGATGGAGAATTAGATTTGCGCAATCTATTAAGAATGGACAAGTACCAGAAAATAAAAAAACTCAGTAAGATTGGAAGCTTTGAAAACACCTTTTACGAAAATTACAAATGGATCCCGGAATCTTTGTTTGATAAGTTGACACCGGATGAACTTGCAAATCTCGTAGATAGCTTTTATGATTGTTATAGTGCAGGGAAAAATGCAAGATAAAAGGAGTTGTTTAAGTTGATTGATATGATTGGTAAAAAATTTGGCAAATTAACGGTTATCAAAAAAACAAGCGCGACTAAGAATGGGTCTATAGTATGGGAGTGCGAATGTGCTTGTGGAAAAACACGTCTCGCAACATCTAGAGAATTAAATAGCGGTAGCGTAAAAAGTTGCGGTTGTCTTAGAAAAAAAAGGTATGATTTAGTAGGTCAAAAATTTGGTAAACTAACCGTCATAAAATCAGAAACGCTAGGATCTCATAGGACATTTCTCTGCAAATGCGACTGCGGAAATGAAATTTCTGTGCGCGGAGACAGTCTCAGGCGCGGAAAAACAGTGAGTTGTGGTTGTGCAAAAAGTAGCGAATCAAAAATAGAATCTCTTAAAGCCGGAAGAAAATTGCAAGAACATACTTCTTCTGTTTTTTACCAAGGAACATTATCCAGAAACAATACTACGGGGTTTAATGGCATATCTTTTATAAAAGGGAAGTATCGAGCCTCTATAGGTTATAAAAACAAAACATATTATCTGATATCCGATAGTGATATAGAGATTGCGAAATCCGTAAGAAAAGAGGCTGATGAAGCTGTAAAAAATGGGACATTTGAAGAATGGTTGCAACAATTTAGAAATAATAATAAAACAAAATCACGGAGGTAATAAAATGCAAAGAAATATTGTTGATTTATTTGAGGACGCGCTGTCTTCTGAAGACTACCGATTTAAAATTTCTTTTTTAGTTGGCGGTTTAGTATCTTACGAATCGAATGATACGGCTGAAAAGCAAGCTCAATCTACTAAATATCTCGAAGAGATTCTCGATTACATCACGTCTCTCAATGAGAATGATTCTGAAAAAAGCGAATTTATCCATCATATCAAAGGGACAATTGAGCGCTATTTGAACTGGGAAGAATAACAGTTGCAAAAATCTAAAATTTAAAAAATACAAGATAAAAGGATAAGCATTAAGCTTATCCTTATCTAGTAGCAATTAAAGCTACTGTTAATATTTCAATCCGTGAAACTGTGATTTGCTCAGTTTCCGCAATACAGAGCTTCATCTGTATTGGACACCTTTACCATAGCATATATTCGTGGATTACACAAGTCTAAGCTCAATCGCTTCAATTTTCTTATTCATTCCAATCGTGCCAATCATTCCGGACGTCCAACGAGTCCAACCAATGTCCTGAATGTGTACTCTGGTCTGCAGTTTCTTTCCTTTCAAGCCCTCGGCGATCAGCTCGATTGCTTCCATCTGCAAACCTTTCCCGGTTGTACCGATGACTGTATCATGCTTAATATAGCCAAAATCCTTAAGCCCAATATTTTGGATATGAGCACGAGCCTTGATCTTAAAGTTCAGTTTCCGCATGTCAATCTTGATTGCTTCCAGCGCTCGATTTTGTCCCACAGTTCCGGCAGTACCTCCGTTTACCGCATCCATCCAGCCTTTACCAGATACATGCCCTTGATACCACAGCGGAGTTTTTGGCTTCGGTGGCTCTGATGGCTTCGCTGTCTGTTGTTTGATATGAGCCTTGATTCGCTCGATAAAATATGCTTTCGTTGACTTCATGCCTCCGTGAATCTCTACTGATCTATGAGGGCAACTTGTTGCGTACACTTCTTGGTGTAATCTGATTGTGTTCTCGTTCGGCGTAATTCCATACTGGATACATTTGCTTGCAACCAGCTGAAAAGCTTTCTCTTCGTTATGTTTAAATACGTCTAAATCCCCCATGCTCTGACATACTTCTACGCTTAAATAGTTTAAATTTCCATCTAAGTTTCCGCAATGCCATGCGCAATTTGAATCATCTTCCGACTGCAAAATATCATCCTGCGCCACATAATAATGCGCGAAACCATTTTCCAAAGGATGTGTTTGCAGCCAATTCCGATAAAATGCCGCATTCGCATTTTGACTTCCGGCATCGTTGTGGATAAAAATTCCGATTGGATTTCTTCCTCTATTTCCTGCTACTCCATTACAAATACTCATATCTCTTCCTCCTTCGAACACAACAAAAGAGAGTCCGAAGACTCCCTTTACTTTTTGTTATTTATTCATTTTTTCCAAGCTGTTTAATTGTCTGATTGATGTATGTACTCAGACCTGCCACCAAAATGCCTTGCACAATCGCTGTAAATACTGCCATCGCAATCTCCTGCCCGGTGCTGATCGGACATGTAGCCAATACCCACACGGCACACAACACAATCCCTGCGCCGCCTAAAATAAGTGGGATGTACTTATCCTTTACCGCCTGCGCGCTTTTTAATCCCATTCCGATAAAATACAACACTACTGCTACCACCAGCAGTTCCGGTTTTACGTAATTCGTAATCTGTTCCATTATTCTTCGCCTTTCCTTTCCAAGTCCTCAATCCTATGATTTGCTACTTTTACCTTTTCTTCCAAAAGATATGTCCTTTCTACTATAGAGTTATGTTTCTCCACCTTTTTCTCTAGCTGATCTATCCGGTATTTAACAAGCTGCGTGCCGCCATAGCTCCCAGCCAAAGTGCCGACCAGAGATAAGATCGCCACTACAACTGTATCTGTCATTTTTTCACTACCCTTCTTTTAATTTCCGAAAATAAGACCATTACGGTCCTGCTCTAATTTCCATATTCTCCTCCTACGCCGTCCTAACCCACATATAGCAGGTTATATATGGTTGTAAGTTGCTGTGTGTTTCCCCTTTTCCGGTATATGTACTTACAAATCCATCGGATCCATCTTTGTTAGGATTCTTCGTCCGGAGTAATCCAAATCCGGTATCTGCCTCCGATGTAACACCATACCATTCCGGCTTCGGAACATTATGATTGTGCGCTGGAAGTTGATTTCCAGTAAGCGCTACGCTTTTTGATCCACCAGTTTTCTCCACCTTGTTAAATTCTGCCTGGGATGCATCTACACCGACCGGCACTCTTCCTTTCCCCCATTCAGCCCATGCTGTTCGCGGAAAAAGCTCCGAAGGATTTGTCGGATTTACAGACATGTAAATTGACCCAACCGGATAAACAAGATTAAAAAAAGACTGAGGAGGATCAAAACCATCCGCATCCAAACTCATTCTTTTTCTTTCTCCAGTCCGATAATCTTCTATATAACAATAAATTCCGTTTCCAGCCAATAACTGCGTTAATCTATGCTCTTGCGGGGAGGAAGTCCATCCCTCACCTTGTTTAAAGTATAAATCATCCGTTGCTACAATAGCACCCTTACTTATCTTAAGATTTACTTTGTGCTTTGCTTCCACAACGGTATTATCATCGATATGGTGCGGGGATATAAACTCATCTATACTTGTAAAATTCGCTCCGATAAAATCAAAACCTTTGAATGTCTCCGCCTCTATATTAGATGCTGTAAATTTAAACAAGCCCCAAGACGCCCCGTTCCACCGATAGATGGCATCTTTCACTCTGCCACCAGAAGTACCAGTGTTCTTCCACAGCATTCCGATGTATGGATCAACAGGCTCTATCTCGCTTTCTGTGACTCCTGTTGGATTTCCGTCTGCTCCGTTATCGCCGTGCACTCCGATAATAACTGGGGTTGTATTTATCGATGTGCCGTTTGTATAGGATGTATTTTCGTAACTCCAAAGATATTTCTTTTCGGGTGTAATCTGCTGCACAGCGGTTGTCCAGCCGTGAGTGCCTGTTGTGATTCCAGTATTTCTGTCGGATGCAAGATAATATTTTGTGATATTTTCGATGCCGACACCATTTTGCCCCGGCTCTCCCGGCTTTCCAGGTTCGCCAGGTTTTCCCGGAGCACCGTCAACACCATTCTTTGACACTGAATAAGACGTTGTACTACTTCCGTCTGTATAAGTTATTACTGTTCGAGTCCAAAGATACTTCCCAGCTCCTGCAAGAACTGGTTCCGGACTCCATACCCCGAAAGGAACTTCCGTCCCGGAATCTCCTGCTTGATAAGAAACATCCGAAGATTTTACACTTACAACTTGGTTCTTTAAATCTTCCAGCAGCCTCGACACATCTTTTGTCGGGTTGCTTACAAGCAGTTTGTAATTTGCCAAAACACCAGTATCTTCGCCTTTTACAGTGTAGTGATTCTTAACAGATTGGATTCTTGCAGAGATATAAGTAGGCTCCGTGAAACTATGGTCTGCAACTTGTATCATATCGCCAATATCTGCCTGTAAGTCATACAGATCTGCCTCATAAGCGACTTTCTTCTCGTTTTTCGTCTTTAGCTCTGACAGCCCCCGATTAAATAGTTCCTGCGCATTGTCAGTATCATATTCAAACGTGCCGTTGATGTATCCTAAAAACTCAGTCTGCCCCTCATATCCGTAAGCTCTAAACCTAGACCACTTATCATGCGCTTCTCGATCATAGATCTTTGTATGACCCTTTGGACTGTAATACCGCCCATCATCATAAACGACATCTGCGATCGTAAGCCGCTGGTGTGTTTCTTCATTCTCTTTTCCAAAACACCGCATGCAAGTACATAGATCTTCGATAGATTCATTTCTGCTGAGTGCAACAAGGTTTTGTCCATCCACAAATCGCTGATTTGTAAAATCCTCTCCGAGAGACTGATAGATATTTACAACTTGCTTTACCACTTTTGAGCCTTCCATGATAATTTCAAAATCGCATTCTGCCTCGAAAGTATTCATGATCATTCCAATTCTGGCCAGTTGACTGTCAGTCAGACTGGTGTATTTTGTTGCTCGCTTTCTATCTGCGATTTCATTGATTCCGATTGTCCAACCGGTATCTCCCAAGACTCTTTCCATTGTTGCAGCAACCGGTTCCGGATTTCCAGTTGTATCCCATTCGTCTGCATCCTCGTTGATTAGATCCAGTCCAATATCCTCGCAATGGACGGACAATTCAGAATCACCCTCTGCTGTCATAATCGTGTACAATCGGTGCTTTCCATATTTATCAATAAAGGCAATATAGTTTCCAACTTTAACATGCTCGGAATCCTTATGATTAGCGATCGTATCAAAATCATAAGTACCAGTCGCTACGTTATTGGAAATACTAATCTCCTGCCCTCCGGAGCTATCGTCAATTGGTAAGCTTCCTTCTGCATCTGTCGACGGATTCGCAAGCACGTTCATATCCCTTCCTATAATAAACCACTGCATATTATCCCCACCTTTCTCTGTATGTCACTTCTACATCTGGCATTGTCGCAAACTCAGACACTGCTATGCCAAGCGCATGCTCTCCCGGAGGTAAGAGCAATACTTCGCTACCAATATCCACACGATCCCAATTCTTAATGTCGTTTATAAACAACTCGTTAGTTTCCCCGACAAGTTCCACCACATCGCCACTTTGAAGAAAATTTGGAATGTCATAATAATACTTTACATTATGTTTCGTAACATTTAATGCTCGGATATTATTGTTTGTAATTGCTCTCCTGCCTTGATATGCTGCGCAATACCAAGTCACCTTCTTCAGTTTGGCATTCGGTTTGTTTGTAAAAAATGTCTTTTGCAGTCCATCTTTGCTGAATGCTACTGTGATTTTACTCCCGATTTTTTCCACAACCATAAACGGACCACCATCATTTCGCCCAGTGACGTAAAAATCAGTCGTTTCTCTTGTATCCCAAACTCGTTTATTATCGATGTAAATTGCCATATCTGACCGCTCCGCAACCGGGTTGTTGTCCTCAAACACGATAGAGCAGATCACATTGTCATTCTCGTCTGCGAACGTCACTGAATTATGACCTACCTCGACTGGCTTATTCGGTGATCCATCCGTATTCAAGTCGAATCTCCATTCTGCACGCCAATTTGTGGGCAATCCCCCGCTTGTAGATGGAATCATCTTGGTAAGAGACGGACCATGCCAACTATTGCCGGTACCGTAAGCTGTGGCTTTTACAAATCCTTCGTTCTGCGATGGATTTTCTGTTGTATATCCAACTGTACCTACTTGTAATCTCTCATGCGTAACTGGTGGAGTTACACCATTATTTAATATCCACCCCCTATCTTGCGTAAAATGATCGTCAAATAATTTCACGGATTTTTCTTTTGTCTCCCCGTCTACTTCTCCGGGATTGCCTACTTGATAAAAACGATCTCCTAAAACCATTCCGATATAACCATTTTCTGACTTCATCTTAGCTTTTACCGTGATAGGCACCGACTTATTACCTGTGTTGACCAGAGTTATCGTCTTACCGCCATTGTTTTTTGCCATTTTGACTTGATTAGAATATTTGTAAGGGTCTGCACAGTAAAAAGAGAAGCTACTTTTTACACTTAAAAGACCAGGATCCACAGAATCTACATCGCTTTTTGTGCCGATAAAATATTTATCTGGCTCATCGTTAAAAATCAATTTCGCCTGTTCTTGGTCGAGAAGTGAAGTAAGCTTATTAAATTTTTCGCGGAAAGAAGCCGGAGAATCGGCGGCAAGGGAATAATGAACCGTAATAACACGGACTGGATCCCTTTTGTCCTGATATTTGCTTCCACTCTGGAATCCAATCTGAAAATCACTTACCTCTGTTTCAAGTAATTCCCTGCCTTCCACCTGCAAGGTGCGGTATCCCTCAATTTCATTTTCGATATACTTTCCATTAATACTCATAGCCTCAGAGGGGAGATTTTTACCCCTCTGATACTCATTCACATCTATAAAGCTATACATTTCTGTATCCCTGCCTTCTCATTTTTCTCTTTTCCAGCTTTTCAAGCTCGTCCTGCGTATAAACTGCCGTTGCTTTGGCAATTTCTTTTCCATCCAGTTCAGACGTGACCACAAAAGTGTATGTGACGTTTCCACGGTAATTATATTCATCGGATAATTCCCTGCCACTAGACGAACTGCTTACATGCGTATTTCTTACTGTGTCTACACTTGCAATCGTAGGTACATCTATACTGCGGTCCATCGCATAAGTAAGACCATAAGTTTCTGCCATAGGTTCCATTACCATTTCCGCCGGAATAATGCTTCTCGTCTTTGGCATGCTTGCCCTAGCTGCCGCCGCAGAACTTGCAGCTGCAGACATCTGCGCAGCGATTGATTGGATTCTTCCAAGACTTGCTGCCAATCCGTTTGCAAAGTTAATACCGATACTTAATCCGCTGCTATATGCGCCCGGAGCTGCGCTGCTTAATGCCGCCACGATTGATACTGACATCATATTTGCTGTTGCAATCGCTCTGGCCGATCCAGAAGATAATGCAGAATTGAATCTGCTCATCGTCTGATTCGCAATATTCGGAAGAGGTTGAAGCCCTTTTGTAACTCCATCTTTTACTCCGTCTCCCATCTTTTGCCCAGCGTTCCTTGCTCTTCCTGCACCATCGTTAAATGCGCTCACAAGGGAGTTTACTGCGCTCTTTGCCTTGTTTCCGAGCGCATCCAACCCATCATTTACAATACTGACAGAATCTTTCATGCTTGTGATAGATTTCTGCGCTGACTTTGCATTCTTAGAAATGGATTTCATGCTTGAATTTACCGATAAAAGAGCTGCCGCCATTGCCAGTGTTCCTACACTTCCTGCGAGCATTGCTACTCCAAATGCAGTGATTCCGACTGTTGCCGCTAATGATAAAGCAATAAGCAATGTAAAGGACGTTGTAAGTAGCAACATTGATGCTCCAAGTGCGACCGATACCGCCATCAAAGCCGTAAATCCTGCCACACCCAATAAAGCTCCTGCCGCCACAAGCGGAAGCGCCACTGCCACGATCATGATACTGGATGCAACAAGTGAAAGTCCTGCCCCAAGTACCAATGTTCCTGCTGCTAACAACATCATACCTGCTGCTGTCACAATAACTGCTGCCCCCACCAAAGCAAGACCTGCTCCTACGACCATAAGTCCGGCGCCGAGAATAATACTTCCCGCTCCTGCGAGTGTTGCTCCTGCTGCAAAAGCCATCATCGCAAGAGATAATTGCAAGATTGCCGTAGCGCCCTCTGTGCCGTAAGCTGTCACAATCGGAAGTACCGCAGTTACCACTGCAAGCGCAGCTCCTGCCAGCAATGCTCCGACTCCAACCAGTAGTGCTGCGGCTCCAAATGCAACCAGTCCGATTGAAGCTGCTGTAAGAGCTGGCCCCACTGCTGCTGCCACAACCATCAAGGCGCCGATTGCCACAATCAGACCAAACATCACTCCGACAGCTAAAGGTCCTGCATTTTCTAAAGATATAGATGCAGTAGTTAATAACATCATTCCTGCTGCCGCCACAAGGACTGCTGCACCGAAAGCAAGCAAGCCGACAGCTCCTGCGGTCAATGCCGGTCCTACCATTTTTGCAACAATCATAAGTCCAGCGATTGCCGCTACCATACCGACCATCACGCCGATTGCAAGTGGTCCCGCACTGGCAAGATTAATTGCTGCACTGGATAAAACATAAAATCCGGCACTTACCATCAGCAAGCTTGCTCCAAAAGCAATCATTGCCTGCGACATTGCTGCAAGTTTTTTCGTTCCACCGGACATTGTAGATAGCATTTTCATCATTCCGAATCCTAGACCTGCTACAACTGCCACAAGTCCTGCAAGTACGCCAACTGCCAATGGTCCCGAATCTGCTACTGCTTTTGCACCTTGAGCAAGAAGGAAGAAGCCTGCACTTATTAAAGCGACTCCGGTACCGAGCATCATAAACGACTTTGCTGATGCCATCATTTTTTTAGAGCTTGATGCGCTACTTTTCCCAACTGCTTCTTGTCCTTTAGAAATTCCAAACAATTTGCCTGCGATTTTGCTTATTCCTGCTCCTGCAAGTCCCACGATTGCGCTCGTAAATGCGCCCACAAATGGAGCAACGCTTTTTGCAATTTTAAAGTCTTTGTATGCAACGACAATCTTAGGAATCTGTGGAATAACTTTCGCGATAGTTTCAGAATGGTCTTCTAAAAATCCGGCAAACGTTTGCAAAGCACCGCTTGCGGAATCCATTACACCGGCGAAAGAACTAATACTTTCCGTAGAGCCAAACGCACCAGTAACCTTTCCAAGATCTCTTCCAATCGCAGAAAATGCATCTCCGAAAGCAGTTTTTACTTCAGAAGCTTCCGTTTTCAAAACATTCCAGTACCCGCTTGCCTTATCGAGAAATGAAGTTAATTTCCCGGCGATTGCATCCCCATCCATTTCTCCGAACTTATTAATAATTCCGTCCAAAGACTTGATTGCTCGACCGGACAAAACATCAAATGACGGTGCCAGTTTATTACTTACTGTTTCGGTCAGACCATCCATCGCCTGATCTACTGTCTTGTATTCTGTCGCAAGCTTCGTGAATGCATCGTTTGTGCCAACTTTCGCAATCGCATCGAAGAAATCTTCTGTCGCAATCGTTCCGGCTTGCACATTTTGCACAAGCTCTGTGGTTGACATTCCCATTTCCTTTGCCACCGCTGCAATACCAGCCGGAGTCTGCTCAATCATGAGCTTAAAATCCGCCCATGCAACTGCCGGCTTTGCCGCCATCTGCGTGGCTTGCTGACTTAAGGTTTTCATTGCCTGCTTTGGATTTTCAGCTGCTGCCGCAAGTCCACCAAAACCTTTCACGAGTTTATTTGTGCTTTTGATTCCAACTGCACTCAACTGTGCATAGGTACTCGCCATATCGGATGCGCTGTAAATCGTATCTTCGGCAAATTCCTGCAACTCTTTTTTTACAGAAGAGATCTCATCCGCACCTTTTCCGAGCATCGACATATTACCATTAAAAGTCTTCCATGCAGCACTTGACGAATTGAGTTCCGACACCATGCCGCCGATTCCGGATGTAATCGTTCCAAGCGCTTTTTGCCCGATTCCTGCCATAATGCCGAAACCAAGACCACTTGTTAAAGTACTTTTAAGGCTGTTTGCCGAGGACATCGCCGACTTAAAAGCCGATGTAAAACCTTTGTCCTGTGCAGATAATATCGCCTTTACAGAATAGCTTTCCGCCATGCCATCACTCTCCTTTCATCATCCTGCCGATTATATCCAATCTTTCATTTTTTTGTTTTCGATTCTTTACGCGATCCACTTCTTTTTCGTAGTCAAAGAATTTCCTGAATCTTTGGTAAACTGGCTTCGTCTTCCCTTTTCCCACTTTCTTCTCTGCTTTTACGGCAAAATTTAGGAAGGCTTGCAGGTGATTCCGGTAATCCTTATCTACCTCTTTTAATCGCACAGCCTCCATCAGTAAGTTGTATTCCGGGATCGTAAGTTTATCTACCTCGCCAAAACTCTTAAAACTAAGATACCTGAAGCAGTTTAAAGCTACTTCCTTGTAGGTGTCTTCAAAGTTTAAGCCATCAGTTCCTGCTTTCTCGCTTCTTCCGCTTCCATCCTCTGTTTCTCTTTCTCGAGTGTCTCTACGATCTCGTTCGTGGCTTTTTTTGTAGCATTCGCATTCTTTAAGAAACCCATGACAGTGTCTGTCAATTCATCAATGTCTGTATCCTCATCATCGATGTGATCGTCGAGTAAGTTTCTTGTTACTCTTGGGTTCTGCCCTTTGTTCGCAACATCAAGGATATTTACCAGCGCATCCGGATCACCATTGACCAGATTCATAAGAGCATACCGGAATCCTACATCTCTTTTGACTCCCGGAGCACCGTCTACCGGGACATTGGTCTGTTTATTGATTTCTCTTAAAAATCCCATCCCAAAGTTAAACTGATATACCTGTCCTTTAATTGTTAATTCCATCATATTTTCTTTACCTCCATCAAAAAGAGAGCAGTCTTGCCGCTCTCTATGTACATATTCTATTGCTTGTCCGCTTTTGCCTTACTCTTTTCCCCTCTACCAATCAAGGCGGTATCGCTAGAGGGTATTACGATTCCTGCGTAGTATCCTTAAATACATAGGCTGCTACTTCCTGCTGCTGCGTAGTCACTGTGACATCTCCTCTCTTACCTGATCCATTAATACCAAAAGTAAGAGATACTTCCACATTTTCTTCCGCAGAAGATGTGATTTCTACCTCTGTAAGATATCCCTGGAAGTACATCCCTTTGAATTTATTCGGTCCCGGTTCCGCTGGATTTTCTAGATTCGCTTCCCAAATTTCGATAAGTTTATCACTGTCCATAGCATCTTCGAGCTCAGCAATCAGCTTATCTCCTTTGGATAATACGGCTGTTGCAGTAATTTCCGTTTCTGCCGCTCCCGGTGTACGGATAGAGCCGTCTTTGGTAGCCGTAGACTCTGCATCCTTACTTTTTGTTCTTCCATTTTCTGTTGTGAATGCAAGATTTTTTGCAGCTTCTGTTTTTGCTTTTTCTGCAAGGCGGTACAGATAAACGATTTTCTTACCAGCTACCGCCTCTGCAAATAACTGTAAACCTGTCTTAAACATACTTTTTTCTCCTCTCTAGCTAAAACTAAATTCTATTTCTAACAGCCCATGTAAGAGCGGTTGTTTCGTGGTCTTATCCGGTAAAATCCTTTGATTTACGTTCCGGACATTCCATGCAAAATTATCGGTGTGTTCCAATTTTCTGCATGTATTTTTAATCGCCAACAACATTTTTGATACCGTACCTCTGCGTTTTGGATTATCACACCAAATATGGATTGTCTGATGGACACTGCCAAAGACAGCGGTCTTATTTGCTTCATCGATCTGTTGGCTATCTGCAAGATAAACAAAAGGATACGGCGTACCATCCGGTGGCAAAAAACCGTCATATACGTCATATCCTAATGATTTGATCTCTGTAAGTAATTTCGTAAATAATTCTTGCTGCGGATCCATATATCACCTCACAAGTTTCTGCAAATCTTTTTCAAACTGTTTCTTCTGCTCCTCAAACGCAGGCTTCAAAAACGGTTGAGCTTCCATAAAGCGAGTCCCAAGTTCTACATAAGGTGCATACTCGGCTGTCGGCTCTACTGTGGCGGTCATTCCACCGTCTGAAATCTCCAAGCCAATGTTGTTCTTAAGATTTCCAGTATCTACCGGAGCATTCCTCTGCGCTTTCTTTTGCATTTCAGAGCCGTTCAATTTTACAGTATCCTTCACCGCACTCATATCCATTCTCTTCTTCAAGCCTTTATTCAGCTTTGCAATTCCCTCAAATTTAATTTCTGCCACTTTGCACCTCCGATATTACAAACACATGCTTTGCCCGCAGTTTTCGCTCAAAATCCACTCTGTATAGGGTGCTACCTATCCGGATACGATCAAACGTTTTTTTATAGTGTATCTGTAAGCGCACCGTCTTACTTCCCTGCTTTATAGCACCGTACACAAGATTCATCGTATCCGTGCCGGTATCTGTAACACTGGCATGTCTTTTTTCTTCCAGTACAGTATCTTCTTTATAGTCGCCAGTAGATTCGTCATACTCCCCCGGCGAGATTGACTGGAAGAAGACTTCTGTATCACACCTCAAATAAACCGCACCCTTCCTCGCTTTGATTCCTTCTGCGAATCCAAAAATGCTTGAATTTCGTCCGTGAATCCATCAAAATCATTATCATTGTAAGACATGCTTTCTCCTTCAACACTATGAGCTGACATCCCTTCTGATCCCAAACGATTAAACCGGATAACTGCCACTTCAATAACAATGTGATTCATTTCCTGCGGTACTTCAATTCCTCCGAGCAGGAGCTTTAGTCGCCCCTGCACAGATCTAAGAATCAGTTCCAGTTTCGAATCAAGAGAATCATCCTCGATTCCCAGAAGCTTTTTTAAATCATCCAGCATACTCTTTACCCCGTAATAGTTACTTTTACTACCGCCTTTTTATTATCGTTCGGAATAAATTCTCCAGCCTTACCAGCTCCTTGCAAAGCTACACCGTCGAAATCCTCGGATTCGATTGTTCTCGCTGTGTTAATTCCAGTAAATGCTTTTGCAACTCTGGCAATATATGCATAGGCGCATTCTTTAGACTGGAATAATTCATCCGGAATCTCCTCTACAAGGAATCCCTTGAACTTCACAATCTCATTGCCATCAATGTTTACAGTGGAGTTTTTAGCAGACGTATTCAAAGGATGGTCCACAACGGCATTGTACAGATCGGAACAAACCTTAATTTTTTTCGTTCCAACTGCTTCGATGTTGTTAAAATACTTAGACAGCTCATTAAACAACTTTAATACATTGTCTGCCGTATAATCAGTAACACTTAAAGTTTTTCCGGCAGATGTGGAAATAAATTTTCCGTGCTTCTTGTTAAACTGCTTTGTCTTAGCCCTCGCCTGCAGTTCCAAGCGATCTGCTACCGCAACGTCAAAATCATTGTTTACCGTGTGTCGGTCAATTCCCTCGTGGTAATTCCATCCCCAAGAGTAATTAACCGGCGTGTTCGCGTAGATAATCTCTTTTCTCTCCCCGAAACGGCTAGAGTTCCCTGTTCCCGTTCCAAACGCTTTCGTAGCTGTTTTATCGTACCCAGTTCCAACCACAACCGGAATGTCTGATGTTTTTACATAAAAAGCTGTTTCGTTTTCTCTGACTCCATCCAGTACCTCAAGTTCGCCGCCGAAAAAATCCGCGAAATAGGACATCTTTTTGAACACTGCCTGCAAAAGGCTTTTAAACTCAAGCTGGTAGCTTCTTACCGGCATATCGTTGTTGTCTCCTGCCGCAAATAACTGTAACATCATAAATTCTCTGTTCTTCATCTTCACATTCTCCTTATTTATACTTTGCAAGTCTCTTTTCGAATTCAGACATCGGGTTTCCTGAGTTTGTCATGTTTCTCGGTGTAGTTCCGGTTGCTCTAGCGATTTCCGCCTTCTTGAGTTGGGATTCCACGATTTTCACGAGAGTGTCAATTCTTGCATTGGTATCTGCTTCATCAGCTCCCACAACAAAATCAAGCACCTCTTGCGTTGCTTCAATGCCTTTATCCGAGAGGACTCCTGCCGCATTTCTGCTGAGCTGATTCTTAACAGACTCTGCCTGCAATCTCTCATTCTCTCTTTTCAACTTATCCAGCTCATACTGCTGTTTCTGCTCTGCATTCATCTTTGCAACTTTAGCAGCTTCTTCCGCCTTTTGGTCGGCATCTTCCTGCCATTTTACCTTTGCGTTTCCGAGTGCTGTTTCGATTGCCTTGCTAACACGCCTATCGAACTCCGCTTGATTCTTCCCATCTTTTAAAAAGTCCTCAAACGTATTACCGGAAGTTCCCTGATCTCCCTCATTGCCCTGTGTCTCTTCACCGTTTGTGCCGGATCCATTGCTTTCTGCCCCAGTTCCTTCGTCTTCGGCAAATAACTGTAATGCCATAAATAATTTATTTTTCATGATTCTTCTCCTTCCGCCCCAGTCCATCCATTGTCCAGACCATTGCTTTAAAATATTTTCCGGTTCTTTACCGCCTGCCGGAAAAAGGCATAAAAATAACACATATCTCTATGTGCTAATGTATTACTTATTCAATTTTCCCGCATTTCACGCACCGCCGCACATATCCCTTTGTAGCCTTATCATAATGTTTACGGTACTTGTGCTTACAAAATCTCTGTTTCAGCCATTTAAGCATATCTTTCCTCCTACAGTAACGCCTGCACCTGCTCTTTTAAACTCTCCGGTACTTCATCAATTCTCAAGTGCCCGCCTTTAATTCTATTTGCTAAAAACTGTGCCATAATTTACACCCCCATTTTCATCGTTGCCAAAATTAATTCCTGCACCGCTTGGTCTGTGACTTCCTGTGCCGTCTGTGTTGCTTTTAAGTCCTTTTGTAGCTTTCCGTAGGCACTCATACCATCGTCCACTGCTTCATACTCTTTGATTACAAATTCTTCTGTTTCTGAGTAGCCGACAAAGACTAAATTGCTAAATCCCTCCGGCTTTTCTTCTTTGAGTGGCTTATAACCCTCTTTCTTGATGGAGCTGATTCTTACAGTTCCGTTTTCCATGATTTTTGCGTAGTTCATATTTATTTCTCCTTTCTGTATGTGAGTTTTATTCCACATGGTACTTCGCCCGAATCCACAAATACATGTGTCGTGCCGTTCTCGCTGTGTAAGGCTTGTAATTGCTGTTGCACGGATTCTGGGAGAGGTTCTGTTGCTGGCTCTGCTAGGACGTAGTCTACTGTAAGAGGATTCTGTGAGAGCCATGTTTTGAAAGTTTGCAAATCGGTGGCTAATGTTTTTGGCATATTAATTCTCAGCGTTGCACCGAACATATCTTGTCCAAGAATGTCGCTGTTCCATATAGCTCCGAAGTATTTAAACTTATCCATCATCGTTCTTATTCCAGTGTTCACAGTGATTGCGCCTTTAATTGCTAGCGCGAAATTAATATGATTCTCATGTTCTCTCGATAGTTCCCACTTTTCATCTTCACTGCCATCAAGCACAATCCTCTTAATCTTCCTCACAACCCCATCTTTCGTCAGCACATCCTTGTACTCTCCAATACCTCTTAACGGCTCATCTAGGGCGATTTGTATGGATTGTTCGGTGTAAGGTTGGTAATCGATGTTCGGGTTATCGTTAATGATTTCAAATAAACCGAGTTCTTCCACTTCGTATGCATCTTTCTCCGTTCTAGTTCCGTGCATCATTGTTTTTGTTATTGTACAAGTTTCTTTTGCCACTAATATTTTTCTTGTTTCTGTGCCGATAAAGCAACTATAACCAACGCCTGTTGTAAGTTTTCTACTACTATCTTGTTCATATGCAAGATCATCTTCCCCGAAATAAATTGAAGAATATCTAACATCCACAATCATAGCTCCTTTGGAAATCAATAAATATTTTCTGTCTTTAATAACTTTAAACGGCTTTATGCTTTTAGTTTTGCTAAAATCGGAGTCTATTTTCCCGTTTTCATTTTGTATATCAGCCATATCAAGTAGATTCTTTTCAGTCACTTTCACATCAAGCAAGTATCCGTAAGGCTCATAATCTGTTGCAACAGTTCCCTCCTCGACCTGAATCTTGTCTAAGTCTTTTATCTCTCCATTTATCCTAAAATAAGCAATACCATCATCAAATTTAATACCGCCGAATGGAGCTTGAATGTTTTTTACAAATACCTTGTCTTTGCTGTAAAGCTTGCAACCATTTCCGGTCTTTTTACCGCTTATTTGATATGTTGTTGCTTTAACCGGCATAAAGTCAGATACAAACCACCCTTGTTTAACGGTTTCGGTGTCAGTCACCATACTTCCAAACTCATATCCTTGCTTTACTGCATTTTTGTTAAACAAATTCTTCGACTTCCGTCCTGCGCTCTTAATCTCCTGCGGATTATCCGGTGCTGGATTCTCACCTTGCACACTATTCCCAATCAGTTCCAACCTCTCCAACGGCGCTTTTAAGCTATTCGGAAGCATTAAACTCCCTACCCCTTCCATCTCTATGTTGTCGTAGTTTGGTGGCTGTGGAGGGGATACAGCGCCACCTAGAGGGCAGATCATATCCACTCCGATTATTCCGGTTCCGTCTACCATTTTAAGCATTGTACTTCCACTCCTTTTTCTGAGGTTGCTGTGGGGATGATTTGGACGATGTTGCTTCCTGCATAGTAATTTTTATTCCTGATCACGGTTTGTGCCGTCTGCGCCGGAATCAATGCGCTTTCTTCCTTTGTTACACCCTCTTTTAGTGCAACATACACATCCCCATCTGTAAAATTCTTCACAAGGTATTCTTTCCCCTCATGCGCAAATTCCAGAACCAGTGCCTGCTCGCTTGTTGTTGCTGCTCTGATAAAACTCTCTGCTTTACTCATATTCTCACCCCACTTTCACATGCTCCGGAAATTCTTCCGCTATCTTGCAAATTCCAATAAAAAAAGAATCTACCAAAGTTTTTGACTTCTCTGATAAATTCTTTATTTCTAGTTCGAACTCCCCCGGAGACACCGTGTATTCCGGTCTGTCATCGGTAAGCGCCTTGATACTATGCACCATCGTCTGCACAAGTGCTGTCACAGCTGCACATACAATATCTTTTCCCGGCTCCGCATAACCTGCATGACCATTCAATGTTATTTTTTCTTCGTTTACATTTACTACAATCAAATAGATCAGCCTCCTAAATAGGTATAAAAATACCACCGGCCTTTTTGACTGGTGGTATCTATGATACTTTTTCGCTTATTTCTTCCCGAGTTACAGTTACAACCCGATCTTCAATTCCTTTTTTGTCAATTTCAAAGATGCAAGCTTCTCCATTCCCCAAGACTTCCACTACTGTCCCAGTTCGCCCATCTTTTAACTTATATTTCTCGTAAAGCTCAATCATAATCTTCTCCTTAATCATCGACATGAACTGTTGTTAATCTCATTTCTCCGCTATTTTTATCATCAATCCAAGCTGTCAATACTTTCGCCGTCTTTCCGTTAGGACCTACGATATTCATAACGACCTCATATGTCATTCCCCATCCTCGATTTCCTTTTTCTACAGCTTCATAATTCGGAAGATTCTTATTTATCTGCTCAATTAAATCATCCGCATTATCCATAGTGTAGCCGAGAGCTTTTTCAAAAGCCTTTGCTTTATTCGGATCTTTATCAGGATTCAGTGCATACTGTGTAAATTTAGCTTTAGGAATAACAGCATTCTTGTATCTTGGCAATTTCATTATACCAGAGGTAGAATCATTTGCAACAGATTTTCCATTTTTCTTCCATTCCTCAAAGTTCATCCCATGCTTAGAATACCCATCCAGCCACTCTCGATACTCTTTATCGTCCATATATGCCGCCGTACTGCACCGACAGCGCGGATGCATTGGATGTGCATTTTCTCCTGGCATCATCTTCGATACTTTAAAATGTTTTCCATCCAATGCCCGGCAGATCGAGCAAGCAGTAGGCTCTGCGATAAACTCGTACTCATCAAATCCATTGCGGATATAGGACTGCTTCTGCGCTTCTGCCTGCACCCTTGACAGTTCTGTTGCCATCAATCTCTCCGCATTTTCTCGGCTTACTCCAAACAGCTTGGTAAGATGCCTTGCCAATACCCTTGGATTTTTACCTTGTATCAAACCGGTCTGCAACAGTTTGGATAATTCAGCTTTTAGCATGTCCTGATACATCCAAATACGGTCCGAATACTTTGCATTGTGGAAAGAGGCATTCACAATTGAATATGCCATCTTCGCATTGTTCTGAATAGTTTTTCCGAGGATTCCTGCCTGTCGTTCAAATTCTTCGAGTGTTTTGTCTGTCAGGATCTGCTCAAAATACTTTTGAAGCTCATCGAACCCACCGACAAGATGCATGCCGATATTTGCTTTCAGCATTTCCAATCGGTTAATCTTCATAGCTGCATTGTAAAGTCTCATTTCCTCATTGGCTTCTTTCGAGAAATTCTTGTCCTTAACATACTGCGCTGCTTTCCGGCTGTATGCATCAATATCCATTTTAGATACTCGCTTCTTCGCTTCCGAAATCGTAATTCCCTCTGCTTTTGCATACCGTGTATAAAATCCATGAATCTCTTTCTGGATTTCGTCCATCATATTCAGATAGATTCTCTCAATCTCTTTCGCATATTCAGCTTCATCCCTAATATTCTTCTTCCGCTGTTCATCTTCTCTATTCTTCCAGTACGTCCTGCTGTCCATCTACCGCACCTCCGAACATCCGCTTTTCTACGATTGTTTCTTTCTTCTTTTCGTCCTCTTTCTCCATTTTCTCTATTTCTTCGGTAGCATCCTTGACAATAGACAGTACTTGTAGCTGCGTTTCCTTGGATACAATGCTTTCCAGTGCCTGCGCCGTCTGTGCTTCTTCGAGGAGATTCTTTGGGATATTTCGGCTCATTGTAAAGTCAATATCTTTCCATGCATCACGATCCGGAACATTCGTTGCAAGTGAACAGAATAGCTTGTATCGCTTTCTCATGGATTTCTCATTCTTGCGGTCGAATGTCAGTGCAAGATTGCTCATAGACTGCAATTTATACGCAAGAGAGGTTCCGGAGGCATTTCCAAACGATTCATCTGAGATATTCGCTACCATACTTGTCTGATAAATCAAATCTTCCAATCGGTTTAAGAGATTCTCCTGTGTTCCATCTGCCGTAGGCTTGCCAAGAAACTGAACGATAATATCTTTCGCGTTATCCGTGCCATATAAGTTTATAATCCGATTGTCCCGAATCTTATAAACTCCCTCTTCATCCAGTTCAGCTCCGAGCACCGCAAGATATGCTTCAGCGAAAGAGTCCACGTCATTCGCTTTTTCTCCGATCACTCTGTTGTACACCTCTACCATGCCGGCAACTTCTTCATAAAGTCCGATTCTCTCGTCATTTAGTAGGTATTCCACGCAATTAATGCGACCATAGGGGTTCGGCACACTCTCCTGCATCTTCTCTCCCTCAAATGGGATGATTTCTGCCCTTGTAAGTATCTCGCCATACCTTGTAACATTATCGTCTCTTTTCCCGTATCTGACAGCAAATAATGCACGATTCTTTACAGTATCATCATAGACCACAAACAGTTCTTTTGGATTGCAGATTACTGTTTTTGTCTTTGCTTCTTCGTCTTGGTAAAAATACTCAAAAGCATGTCCGTAGATGCAGCACTTCTTCGCAAGCTCATATTCCTGGTCCGATATGTCATTATCCCGGTCAAATTCAAGAATCGCGTCCTTGATATTTGCATCCGGATGTGATTTCTTAATCGGAATCCCATAAGCATATCCTAAAAAAGTCTCAGTGATATAACGCGGGAAATTCACTGCCAGTCGGTTATCCGGCTTCCATTTTTCTTTTTCCGGTAAGCGGAAGACATCGTGAAATCCCTTATACAAATTCTCAAGATAGCTATATCTCGGCATTCGTTCTTCATGTTTTCGAATGTATTCACCCACTAATGCCATATTGATTTCTTTGTCAGCGGAACATAAAAGAGGTTCCGGCAATTTGTATGGTCTTTTCCCATTCATTTTATATTCCTCCTCTAAAGGTCTTTAACTTCACTTTTCCTTTTCTCTCCTGCTCGATCGAATACCGCAGCATTGCCATCGCATCATCAAAGAAATTCACTGGCTCATCTGTGAAAGTGTTCGTTTTCTCATCTTTCCTCCATTTCCATTGCTGGATCTCCTTAATCGTATTTACGCAGGATGGATGTATATGGATTGTATGCTGCTTTAAGTAGTCAATCTGCGCTTTTACACTATTCGGCTCTTTTTTGACCGGACATGCTCTGTATCCCGCTTTCTGCCACATCCTAATTCTGTCCGGTTCAGCGGAATCGCAATGCATAGTAATTCGCTTCTGGAATTTTCCGTCAGCCAGCTGTATGATTTCTGATGTATCTTTTTCAAATACATACAACTCTCGGCATAAATAAATCTCTCCGTCTTTAAATCCGACCTCGCCAATACAATTCGCATGATTAAATCCAAAGTCCTGCGAATTTACCATATAATCAAATCGATCAGGGGATATGTCAAAATCTTCGATTACATAATTTGTAAGGATTAATCCGCCAGTTTCTCCCCATTCTCCGAGTCCATAAATTTGGTATCCATCCGGATCCCGCTCTTTACGCATCATCATGCGCCGGTGATATGCCTCATCAATAAAGCGGTTTTGTAAGTATGTTGACTGGTGTGTGTAAATATCATCGCTCTTAATATCAAAATACTTTGCTTTCAGCCAGTGCGTTGCCGACACTGGATTGAAGCTGAATGTGATCTGATAATATAAAAATGGATTGAATGACAAATCGCCTCTGAGTCGGTCATCGAGAATATCGACATCCGCTTCGTAAAGCTCTGTTGCTTCTTCAATCCATATCCATGTTAATTTTCCGACATCAAATGTGATAGACTTTACTTTTTCTCGCTGCCCATCATCTTTCATTCCTCGGAAAATCACTTTATTTCCAGTTATTTTGGAGATCAGCTCCATTGGATTGCTTTTAATCTGCCAAAACAATCCTGCTTTATCTCCATATATTTTGTAGATTGCACTCTTTAGCTCCGCATAGGTGCTATCTTTGTTTGTTGTGTCTACTTTCCGGACACACAATAGATTTGCACCTTTGTACTTTGGATCGCCAAGCTTGATAATAAAATTCTGTGCAATGTTTACCGACTTTCCGGAACCGGCAGAACCTTTCGCTAACCGGTATCGTTTCTTGCACTCATTGAACTCTTTGAAATTTTTATTGAACCCAATCTTAACTTCCTTCATCCTGATCACCGTAGTCTACCACAATCTTCATGTCCATATCTCCTGCCACATCTAGCTTGTCATTCCACATACCTAGATGTCTTCCGAGGAGCTCCAATGCTTTTTCCTTATCATTCAGCTTTATCTCGATTCCATTTGCCCCTTCTTTAATTCCTGCAATCGCACATATTTGTTCATCCGATAACTCTGCAGTTGGTTTTATAACAACAACACTATTTACACCATTGTACCTAACTTCGGCATAATCTGTTGCTCTTGCAAATGCGATTGCAGCAAGTTCTTGCACCACTCGATCCTGCGTAATTTCTGTTCGCTTCTGCCGTTCTTCCATTCTTTCGGCAATATATCTTGCAACGTTAGCATTTGTTAGCATTCTGCTTCCATTTGCTCTTGCTGTTTCATCTTTTTTTACACTCGGATATGCAACGCGGTAAGCCCGTGTGGCATTTAAATCAATCAGGTATTCATCTGCAAATATTTTCTGTTTCTCTGTCATAGGACTCACCACCTTCCAATCTATTAATTTTCTAAGAAAAAAGAGACACCGAAGTGCCTCTTAAACATCCATTTTTGCTATAATATCTTCTACTATTGGAAGAAAATAACAAGCTTCTTCATATAGCTTGTGTATGTCATGTACTTTCTTTTTTGCTTCTTCTTTAATTCCTTCACCTTGCATTTTATCAGCCATTTTCATTATGTGAACGCTTTGATCAAATTTATTGATCACTTCACCCAAGTTATTATCCAATATACTTATATCTTTTTTATTTTTCAACTCTTCATTTGACAGCTCAAATTCACTATCCATCTTCACTGTTCTGCGCTTCACATCTTTCAATTCCCGAAAATAATTACATTGCTCTTCTTGAGACACATCTTTATCTTCTTTCATCTTTTCCAAAACTTCACAAATACTCCGCAAACGATTTTTTTCAGTCAAGAAATATCTCTCTTTCTCTTTTTCAATGTCTTTCTTCCGGTAATGTTTAGTCACTAATACACCACTAATCACACCGCTAATCACACCGCTAACAATTCCTGTTAACAACCCTATCAAAATGTTACATAAAATATCCATAACCCTCTCCTCCAGTTCTTAGTTATACACCAAATATAACATATATAACTATTAGATGCAAGTTTATTCTTTTAATCTATAGGACTACTGCATAACATAATAAGCAAAACCAAGCAACGTAACCAAAAGAAAGGAGGTTGCAGTAGTCCACAACAGGCGCAATCGGAATTGAACCGATGACATATGGTTTTGGAGACCATCGCTCTACCAACTGAGCTATACACCCATAGGATGCCTTTTATTGACATCCTCTCCCCTATCCGCACTCGGGGACTAAAACACTAAATATAGATCATGTCTACTTGTTTACTTGGCAGATCTGCGGATATCTGCCTTTCGTGATATCACACCGTAGCACTTCCACAGCATTCCGGATTTTTAATATTTACCGTGATATGCTACTAAGCCATGTGTAGGGATCGAACCTACCTATCCATTCATGGCATGGAAAAGACGCCCTAATGGACGTCTTTAATTGTTTGTTTCTTTATCTTTGTCTTTTTCTATAATTTCTATTGCTCTTGTGCCCGCATTCATTTTAAAAAGCTGAAAAATGTTAAAAATAAAACTTTTTATCTCCCACATTATATAAAAAACGAAAAAGAAATATAAATTCAACAATAGTATTGCTAAAGCATTGTTATGTGTTCTTCTTTCAAAACATACAAAATCATTTGGGACAGCTTCTAAGCACAATGACAAAAACAAATTCAAAAGTATGAAAAACAAACACAGCATCATCAACTACACAAACTCCTCATTAGTCTCTTGCAATTTGCTTTTATCTTTACCGTTCTTTTCAGTTTTGTAATTCAACATACGAATCAATAAGTCATCATTGACCAAAGCTTGAAAAAATACATATCCTGTAAATACGATTCCAAATATCGCCAATAATACAGTATTAATTTTCTCTACTGAATTTTCAAAAAGATCAATCGTATCTTCAGAGTAGCCAATTAGGAATGCCGGAATCAGTGCTACTAAACAAATAAACAAGAATTTTTTAATCTTCTTTTTTGTTGGTTTTAAACTTTCGAAAGATTCCAGCATTATTTGATCAGATGATTGAGGTTCAAGCATTTTTCGTAATAAATCATTGTCGATTTTTCCCATTCCCTCATCCTCCACATTCAATACTATTTTTTAACAAAACTTATTATTTTGTTACTGTTTCTAGAATATATTTCATTGTTATTTTGACTCACATATGTAATACTTTCCAATTTTTTACCTTCTTCAATAATCTGTGTTATTTCATTTCTCAAATTTCCTTGTCGAATATCCAAATTCATACTCTCTGAAATCATTTCATTTTTTATTCTTGTCTTTTTCTTCTTTCCGTCTTCAGTTCTATAGGTCACCTTGAATATCGGCTCTACAATCCCGTTAGATTTTTCAACTAAATCAACCACTTCTTCTATATTTCCAGGTGATTTTAAAATCAAATCTGTCTTCTTACATCCAACTGCTTTTCTGACATCATTTGATATATCTCCTAATATCCCGCTAAAATCAATATCACCATTTAATGGATAAAATCTCAAGCATAGTTCATTAATTTTTTCCACTTCTTTTAATGAATCTACCAATTTTTTTCTCATCGGAATACCCACTACATTTAATATAGGTATCGGAAGTTCTTTTTTATTCTTTTCCTTTAAGCCTTTGTTTTCCTCTTTAACAAATCTATTCAAAAAATCTTTCGCTGTTGCCTTAAAATTTTGAATTGTCGGACTTCCCTTTTGATTTTTAACAAATAGCATTCTATGATTCTTCAAATAAATCACAAAAATTGAGAATGGCGCAGATGGATATTTTTCATCCTTTTCAATTATATCCCAATTTTCATCAACATCAGATTTTACTTCTAAGACAGTTCTCTTAACTATTAGACCAGTTAAAACATATTCCCCATCTCTTGCTTCTTCTAAATTAATTTCAGTAAAAAAGAACTCAGCATCTCCTGCTTTTTTAATATACTTTGCAGTGAGTGCTGGCATAAAAATCGCATCAAAGTAATTTAACAATGGTTCTTCACTTCCGTTCTCGCCATAAAAAACCAAATTAAAGTTTGCGACCATACTACTTTTCATATTCTCTTGTTTCATATTCTTTCCCTCCACAAATTTTAAAATTTACCCGCTCTTCCACACTATTTACAGTTTACCGTACTTTCCAATACGTTTCAACAAAATGTGACCTTTTTCGTCCTTGTGGAGTATCTTTATTTTAGAACAAACGTTCTTTTTCGTCAATATACAACATTACTAAAAGCACCCCATCACTTTGACAAGGTGCTTTCGCATGAGCTAAATTTAAAACTTGTGAGAGTGAATGATTAGATATAATCATTCTAGAATAATTATAACATATGTAAAATGTTAATTGTGTTAATCTTTCAGATATCCGCTAATTATTTGTGAAATTCTTCCTCTGCTATATCCAACGATGTCTGCAACCTCCTGCTGCTTCTTCCCATCCACGAATGCCAGCTCAAATATCTCCTTAATCTCTGGATCCCCTATTGCCTCTATGTACTCATCCACCTCATCAATATCCGCTTTTAGCAGCATCCTTTCCGCTTCCGCCTTTCTAATCTGCTTATCAATCTTCTCCTGCTCATAAGGATCAGGCATTAATACTGACGTCCTGATTTCGGTGTATGGGAAGTTTTTGCTTGATCCTCGAACCTTCCCCATCACTTCCTCTGCTTCTGTGCTGCATAGATCTTGTATCTTCTCTTCCAGCCGTTTTAGTCGCTCCTTATTAGTCTTATGCTTTTTCAGTCTTTGCTTGTCCACCGGCATCAATCCCCTTTCTCCTCAAATACTCCATAACATCCATGTGTCTGTATTTATTTCACTTTCGGTATTTAAACTTCTTCCTGGTGGTCTTATCCTCCAGTTCGATATTTGCAATTCTAAATCCTGCAAGACTGGCAATCTTTTTAAGGACCTCGATTACATCTCTTACATGCTTCGGTATATGATCCGCATGCGCGATCGCTCTGTCTGCTGTTGGATCTTTATTTCCTTCTTTATTCATCGGCTTCCCTCCTTTACTGCTTCCTTCTCAGATGTTATAATTGGCTTATCAATTCTTTTTATCTAAGGAGGCATTTCTATGTGTGATTATCAAAAATACGAGTCTTACGAAACATTTCTGTTATATCAAGAATTTCTTTCCATCCCAGACAATCCATTTTCTTTCCAGCTGCCCGAAGGAATGGTGATGACCACTGATATGATACATACATTCCTGCAAGCTGCTTATAATGCTAAAGGCCTGTCTATTTTGGATTCTTAATATATGGTTTCGGAAGTGGCTGCCATGCTACAACATCATGCTTATTTGTATACCATTCTTCTCCTTGTTGTCTTCTAGTCCACCATTCATTTTCTTGATTACGATACACGCCCAAACACACTTCGCCGTCTTCGAGAGTTACTAATTGCATATCATAAAATATTTTTTCTCCTTCTTCTGGCAATCTCTCTTCCACCGGAATCCAGTCATTAACTTCATACACTGCCGGCTGCTCATCAATCATTCTCCTAAACGATTCCTTGCATTCTCTGACTACTGTTGCTTGTTTTGGTTCACCTGTAATTGCGAGAAAGAAATTTCTCACTTCTTCATCTAGTGCATTCGCATCAATCAGCCTCTTTCCGTGCATATCTGAAGCTTCGTCCATGTGGGAACGGATAATCGGAATAATCGCATTATAAAAATTATCCGTACCATCTTCATATCCTTGCGAATAGGCATTTAGAGTCTCTTGCCTTTTGCTTTGTGGCGGATATTTTCCATACAATTTTTCCTTTCTGTTTCCATCTTTAATTTTCTTCATCTCTTCTAAAATCTTCTCTAGTACGTTCATACTTTATTTCTCGCTCCTTCCAATTACCTTATCTTTCTAAAATCACTTGTTGGTGCGTGGAATAACCGCCCGTCATTGCATTTAATCATTGTCTGCTGTCCACATGCTGTCGGACGATACTGTTTAACTACTATTCCGCATGGATTACCTGGATATTCAACGCACATCACTATGTCTCCGACTCTAATTTCTTCCATGCTATTCACTCCAATCTAATCTCTGTCCACATTTTGAACAATAGATAATCTCGTCTCTACTGCTATGCCATCTGTCACAATCAGGGCATTTCGCCATTCGATACCTTGTAAAACCATTGTTGCTAAATCCGCCTTCATACTCTGCTTTCTTCGGCAACTGCTTTTCCAATGCTTCGATTGCCGTATTATATAGTGCTATATGTTTTTTTTCTTTTTGCCTCTATTACTCTCCTACAATTTCCAAGTCCTTCCAGAGCATTGATTTCCATTCTAATAAGTTCTATCGCTTCTTTAATTTTCTTCTCGTCCATCTTCTACCTCACTATTCCTTACGCGATAAAATCTGTTATATGCATTTGCTCATTTTTCTCATAATCAAGCATTTCTTCCGCCGCTCTCTTGTAGAACTTTCTATCAATTTCAAACCCGTAAGCGCTTCTTCCAAGTTCCGCGGCTGCTCTCAACGTGGAACCGCTGCCGGCACACGGATCAATTACTACATCGCCAGGATCTGTGAAAATCTCTATCAACTGTTTTAGTACCTTTACCGGTTTTTGTGATGGATGGATTTTAGGTATCTCTTTTCCATCTTTTTCCCATGAAAACCAGTTGAATATCATTTTCCCGGTTCCTGGTATATTCTTCTCATTTTCGTCCATCTTGACTCCGTTTCTAAATTTAGGTAGCCGATCGCGGTACAGCACAAGCGCATATTCAGTCGCGCCAACAATGCGCATGTTTGCTTTTAATACCTGCGGACTATAGTTTTTGCAAAACACAAGTGGTATGTAATGTATAAAACCATGCTTTTCTGCTGCTTTGATCAGAGTTTGAATCTGCTCAAATGCGCAAAATACAATCATACATGGCGAGTTGCTACTTCTCCCTCTGTTGCACGGCTTTTTGTCCTCTTTTTTTAACATCTTAGAGCAGAAATGAAAGTATTCATAAAGATTGAAATTAAAATCGGAATTAAATGCTGCTTTCCCTGCAAGCTTGCTTTCTCCGTTTTTTCTGTCTCCACCCTTGTACCACATCGGATTGCTGCCGTAGAAGTTATTCCCCACATTATACGGCACATCTGCAATAATTAATTGTGCTGGAGGTATTGCGTACCTTTTATAATTTTGCATCGAATCTCTATAAATCTCGCATTTTATTTTTTTCCTTTTGTTCTCCATTTTTCCTACTCCTTCTCCTCTACAAACTGCCCGCATCTTGCTTTACCGCCTTTGCGAGTGCCACCATTTAACTGCTGTCATCTGCAAGCTTCACAACCTTTATAGCTTTTCTTCGTTACTTTCTTAATTCTATCCATTCTCTTATCTACCTCGTCCCGAAAGGAACTGCACGGCTCTTCCCACCATGTATGATCTTCCAAAGTTCTATTTCTTCTCCCTAACAAAATACACCCTCCCACACCTTGCACACTTGTATCTTCTCCCTGCGTTGGTGACTCTCTTAAACTTCTCACAGCCACATCTGCACCTTTGGCGACTGCCGTCCTCATCTCTAAGGACAACAGTACGGTTTGTTGTCATAAATATCATTTTCCTCTCACCTTCTTCTTTCTTTTCTTCTTGGTCCCTTTATAGATAAATGCTGCCATGCTTCCGTTTTTCCTCAATTACGCTAACCCTAACCTTTCTTTTACATCTGCGAAGTTATTTTTCAAATTCTGCCGTCTTCTGCTTTCTCCTTTAACCTCAATCGGGAAACATCTTTCTAGGATTCTGTCATATATTCGGCTATAACCGATGTCTCCATTCTTTTTGATTTCTTCTGCTGATAGGTTTGTCGTGATGATAAACGGCAACCCGGAACGATATCTACTGTCGATTATGCTAAATACTGTTTCCTGCATATACTCTGACTTCCTTTCTGCTCCAAGATCATCTATTATCAGCAGGCTGTATCTGTTAAGACTGTCGATATACTCATTCTTATCATCAAATCGACCTTGTATCTCATTTGTCAGCCTTGCAAAGTTTGTCATAAGCACGCTATATCCTATATCGATTAATGCATTTGCTATGCAAGCCGCATAATATGTCTTTCCAGTGCCTACTGAGCCATATAGCAATAAACCTCTACCCTCCTCCTTAAAGTCTCTAAAATCAGTGGAATATCGCTTCATAGCGTTAGATATTTTAGGGTTCTTCCCGTCATCATTCGCAAATGTCCATTCAGCCATATTTGTTTCAGCAAAACATCTCCTGCGCATTCTTTCATTTTCTGCTTGTATTTCCGCCTGCTTGTACGCTTCCATCTCTTTCTGTTTACAATCGCAGATACAACGCACCGTTCTTTTTTCTCCTTCAAACTCTACAATCGTCTGAGTTTTTTTATGACAGACTGCGCAATGCAACAGCCCATCATCTCCTATGTATTCGTTTTCAGCTTTCGGAACATTTTGACTTATGCTGTCAATCATGTTATTCAATGCCGTTATCATGTTTATCACCTCATGCTTTTTCTCCTAAAACAAATCGTCAAGATCGTTCATATCATTTCTAAGCGTATTATTTGTCTTTACCACTCTGCCATTAGTAGCGCTTCCATCTCTTCTTGCCCAGTTTAAAATAGTCGCGTAATGGCTCTTATACTTTGCGCCCTTCGACTCGATATAGATAGATAATCGCTCAATACGATCTTCCCAATCTGGGAACTTATCTTTAAGCTTATCTAGTTCGGTATCAGTCAAAAGAACATTATTGTATTCCCCGTATTTATGTTTTGCAGTTTTTTTCTGCTTCTGCGGTTTGTCCGTAGGGCATATATCTATATCTTTATCTAAATCTATATCTTTATCTATATCTATATCTGCGGAAACAGACTGTATACGATTTGTTTCCATTTTGTTTCCATTCTGATTCCGCTTTGTTTCCGTTTTGGAAACTGGAATATATTTCTTCTCTTCATCCAGTGTATAAGACTTATTTTGCTTAATAAAAAGCATGTTTTTTTCGTCAATATATACTGTGGGTGTGTACCGATCAGTTTGGATGCAGTTATGCATTTTCCAGTGCTTTATGACGATTACGCCATTTTCAAAAGTAAGGACAAACCGCTTTGCAATCAGCAGTTTCAGATCATCTTCACTGCATCCTACCATGCGCATAATCTTCTTTGGATTTCCGATAAATCCATCGTCATCCGCTCTCATGTTAAGATGGAAATATAGGCACTGCGTAGATAAAGGCATATCTAAGAACGCGTCAGAATCAACGATTTTAATATTAAACATCCTCTTGTTTGCCATCTTCTACACGCTCCTTTAGTTCCATTCCCGACTGATACTCCCTATATATCTTCATCCAGTCATCAAGTTCCATTGTGACCAGTATGCTGTGATTATTCTTTTTGCTGAACACTGCCGGCAGCATTTCTACACCTCCAGCCTTTGCATCACGCTTTGCCTGATCCATCCAGTCGTAAAGCTGCATCCGTTCCTGGTGCTTTGCTTCGACATGGATTCCGGGAAGTCCCACGACATCCGATGCATCGCCGGTATTCCCACAGTATTGCGCTGTTCTACGCGCTTCTGTATAGCCATAGTCTCTAAATAAACCGGCAAGCTGCCTTTCAAAGCGGGCGCCTTTTTGCTTACTGTTTACAGCCATTCCTTCCCCTTTCTCTCCTGCCGGACAGACGTAATCGGCAGGAGATGAAACAAATTTACAAGTTACATGTGATATATTCCTTACTCCTAAGAGACATAAGGCTATAAGTAATTTTTGTGAAAATCCTGTCGGAACTCCTCTCTTGTGCCGTAATGCTCCTCATAGTAGCGTTGGCACTGCTGTTTTAAATAAATATCAAGTTTTCCGTTTGGATTCTGATGCACACTGAACCTTCCGTTTTGATGCAGATCCCGGCGAAGCGGTGCAATAAAGCGATATTCCTCGCTCAGCATCCTCTCATTATGTGTATGGTGGAAGATATGGTGTCGCTCCACATCACAACTTCCGGTAAACATGCAATGATTCACGTCATCAGTAAAAATGCTTTCCAGTCTTTTGGTCAATATTGACACCATACCTTTCTTTCAAAATTCGCTTTTCATCCGGCGATACAATCTCACAATCCGGCATGCCTGCTTCCTTGCAACGGTCAATCAGTCCATCAATCAGACGTGCCATCTCCTCGGTGTTATATGTACTGGACCCGCGCATTAAAAGGTAGGTCCGATACATAACGCCGTCTTTCCCTTCTTTCACTTCTGTGGTGGGTTTTAGATGGTATTCCATTGCATCCCGCACCTTTCGATCAGTCTCTTCAGTATCTGGAAGCGGTGTCCTAACTGCTTGTCCATCTATGATGACTGGATAGCCGTATTCACATAACAGTTCGTTGTGCAGTTCTGGATTCGACTTCTTTGTGATTCTTCCCAACTTTGCGACTAAAGTCCAATAATATCCGTTTGCATCAAGGCTCCTCTTCTTGCGATATAGCTTGATTTCAAGGCTTAATTTGTCGTAGCCTTTCAACTCTTCATAGGCTTGCGAAAAGTCCTCGTTTGAGGCAAATACAAGCATTGGACGAAGTGTATCGTAATCAATAATCGGCTTTTTTAATATTCCGGTGAGTTTCATTATTCCTCACCCATCTTACGCATAAGCGCCATGAATTGTCTTACGGTCAAATCTTGCAAAACGGAAACTTTATAGTAACGACACACGTTTTCCACAGTCTGACCGTGTTTCGGAATACAGGATTCTAATGTCTTTACTTGCGTTGCTGTGATCTGAGTTGACTCGCTTTGTTGCTTTATGGCGTTCAATACTTCCTCTGCACTCGCAACACTTGTATCAATTCCAATTCCACACATTCCAAGCGCTCTCCCGACCGCCGAAGTCTCGCAGTTTTCTATGTAAGATGTCTTGTTTATAAAGCTTGAATCCTCTTTTTCATAGGCATGTCCAACGCCTAGAATAGAGCCGAATTCGTCCCTTACTTCTGCCGACATCACACACATGCCATCTTGCAAAGACTCTATCTTAGTAGTAATAGATCCGTTCGGAAACAACATGCGGAAAACCTTGATTCTTTGGTTCACTTCTGCATACTGCTTGCCTTTTACGTCAATCGTGCTAATTTCTTTATTTGCGATCTGCAATGCTTCAAATGTCATAACTTCACCTCTCCTATGCAAATTCTCTGTAATTTTCCTTCAAACACGTTTCGCAGACACACCCATCTACGGTGTAAATAGCATCACCTTCCCAAAAAGGCTGACCACAGATGGTGCAATACCCTTTTGCTTCCGGATCGTCGGGCGGTGTAGTCTTTCTGTCGTCGTAATTAGGGATAGGCTCAATCATGCAGCTCACCAACCCTTTCGATTCCTAATATCGCCAAAACTGTTCTATCAGTCGACGATATATACTCATCATTAATAGTTTCATAAAATCTCGCCACCGCTCGAATCAACTCTACTGCCATCTCTGCCGGTATATCATCATTAAATTCCCATTTTTTCATCTATGCTTCCTCCTTCGAAAATCTAAATTCCATAAGATCTGCAACCATCAAATACTCTTTCGCAGTCTTAGTTTCCCCATGCGTTTCCTTTACCTTTGCTCTAAACTCCTCCAAAGTGCCATAAAAGCAACCACATCTCACGCCAATATCTCCTGCTTTTGTCCTAAAAAATGTAGTTGTACGATATTCGGAGCCAAATCCATGCACTGTGGCGTAGTCAGCATCGCCGTACACCCAAGCATCGCCGAACACCTCAGCATTGCCGAACACCTCAGCATTGCCGTACACCCAAGCATCGCCGTACACCCTAGCATTGCCGAACACCTCAGCATCGCCGTACACCCTAGCATTGCCGAACACCTCAGCATCGCCGAACACCTCAGCATTGCCGAACACCTCAGCATTGCCGTACACCCAAGCATCGCCGTACACCCTAGCATTGCCGAACACCTCAGCATCGCCGTACACCCTAGCATTGCCGAACACCCTAGCATTGCCGTACACCCAAGCATTGCCATCGTTGCTAAGGTTCTCTTCTTTCTCCACATATCCACCAAGTTCTCCCTCTTCCACATTCCCAAAAGAGATTAGTGCCTTGATTCTAAATAGCTTCTTTCCTAAAAAAGTCACAAATTCACTGGTTAATTCAAATTTTTTCATCTTGATTTTCCTCCTATTTTCGTTTATCCTGTAATTGGATTATTTAATAAGGGCGCTTAATGGTTTACAGACCGTGCGCTCTTTTTTTATTGGTCGTGAGATGTCAATCAGTTGCAAATCTTCCAACCCTCTTTTGGGTCTAAACGGAATGACATTTGCAAGCGCTTCTCTCTTCTCATACTGCTCTACCTTTCCCTCTTTGTTTAATAACTTCCCAAAAATCATGCTTGTCCACCTCCTTTCTCGATTCCCAAAAGCTTATCAAGCTTATGTTGCCAGATAAAATACTCCCAGGTACTTCTTACTCCTTTTTTTGGCGGATATGCCTCACCTAAATCCCAGATTCCCCGCTGCATCTTAATCCTTACGCAGTGCGCGGAACATCCGATCTGTTTCCCTGCTTCTTCTGGGCTTAACCTTTTTGCCATGTTGCTCCTCCTTTCTTGCAAATACGGTGCACGGATACACCCTGCTGCTCTCAAGGCAGTTATTGTATTTCCTGCAATCTTTACAAGTCACTTGTAATCACCGGGACCTTTCTTATATTCCCTGATACATCCTTTAATTCAACAGTTTTATGCAGCATTACCATGTATTTGTTGTACACAGCTATCATTTCATCTAGCATTTCGGCAGATATTCTTGCTTCTGTTCCTGTTAGATCACTGATTTTTCTCACCTTTCTTCTGCTGGAACCGCATATGTCTGTGTAAAATGGGTTTCTGTAATTAAAACCACGCGCCACGAATTGTCCGGGTTGATTATGTATCATTTTCCCTAATTCCAAGAAATGTGACCATGCCTCTCTGTCGTAATGCCTTTTATCAAGGTGCGCATTTTCTCTCGAGTCGTGATTACTAAAGAAAGGTAAACCAAGTGGTTTTACCGTGCATGCAGTGACGAGCTGCGTTGGAGCCTTTAACTCCGCAATCCTTGCTTGTGCATCCTTCACTATTTTCTCTAATTCCTCAAGTTCGCTAATGTTGATTACTCTTTCTTGCGTTTCCATTTTTATCTCCTTTCTCCCTTAAGCCGCCTTGCTCAGAAACTTATTAATAAAGTACTGCTGCCCTTTTCCAGTCACTTTCGGAGTGCGTGAAATCTTATTACAGCCATTCCCATCAATATGTACTGACTCTTTAATCTCAAACAGCCCCATGTCCATACTCTTCTGCGTTGGTAAGTTCCAATCACTGCCCTTTCTTTTAATCAGGTAGCCATTCTCACGCATCCATCCAAACAGCCTCTGCGCTCCGATGTCTACCCCATTCTGACGTAAGATTTTGGCTAAATCTCCGACAAGGATAGATGTATTCGCTGTTGTGATAGCTTGTCCTAAGATTGCGTGCGGTTTCATCTCCTCGATCTGTGCTGTCTGCTGTTCGATGGTCTTCTGGGCTTCTAATACTGCCAGAGCAAGGAGTTCCTTGCCTTGTGGAACATGTTCTTTTATGATGTTTTCCATCTCGCGAAATCGTTTGATGTACTTCGCTGTAAACTCCGTCCCTTTGATTCCAGTAAGCTTATGCGCGATAAACTCACACCCATCTTTTGTGATTAAGTAACACGGTTTTCTTCTATTGGATTTGTCTGTATACTCTGATTCTGCAAAGAAATCGGTCGGCTCAATTTTGAGCTCACCTAATTCACTTACGTACCCTCTAATGTCTCGGATAATATTCTTATGCTCTTTGCCTACCATCTCAGCCACTTCTCTACTGTCTAATTTTTGTTCTAATTCGTTCATATTTACCTCCTACTCTTCTTTCTTAACAGATTCATCTTTGCCCTGTTCTGTCTCTTCTGTCACTTTCTTGGATGCCATCGCTTCAGCGAATCCCAAGAAGTATCCTTTATCCATGTCGGACATTTCCGGCAGCGCATGTGCAACTTTGCGGATAATCTCTTTTTCTTTCTCGCTCATGCTATCACCTCTCTTTCGCTTCTCCTGTCCTCTGCATCTTCCGGGCTTGGGACCGGCTTCGGCTGCATTACAGTACCGGAACGTGTCCGGCTATACAAATATAAATAATTGGCATCCACAGTTTAAATCTGCTTTTATAACTTCTTTATTTTCCAATTCCTGTTTAAAATACTTCATGCAATCAACAGGGTATTGAAAAACTTCAAGTGTTCCGCTATATATTGCTTCTAGTTTACTCACATCAATTACTACTAATCTGTTTATATCTTCATGTGCCATATACCCTTTTAATACATTTTTTAATAACTTCATATATTTCCTCTTCCTCCCCGTATAGCCGATAGGTCAGCAATGTGATTTAAAAAATAATTTCTTCTTCTGATGTTAAAATCATATTGACCAATCTTGCCAAGTCTCTAATATGAAGTGCTTCACTTTTTGATGCTTCCATATTTTTAACACATTCCCATGCTTCATCTAAATATTTCTGCAATATTTCTTTCAACATTTCCGTATCATGTGCATATTCGTTAAGATGATAAACAATATAGGTTACTGATAATGTGATTTTTTCGATTTTCTTCATTTTTCATTTCCTCGCTTTCGTTTGTGTTGTTTTGCTTGTTAAGCACATTATATTGCTTTCTTTCTCGCTTGTCAAGCATTTTTAAAAAAGTTTTTGTGCTTTACAAGCATTTGCTTTTGTGCTATACTGTTTTTAACCGAAAGGGGTGATAAAATGAATATTGGCGAAAGGATCCGACATCTTAGAAAGAATGAGTTAAAAATGACTCAAGATGATTTTGCTTCTAAAATAGATATATCTCGTTCTAATATAGGAAATATAGAAATCGGAAGAATAGCTGTTACAGAAAGAATTATTTCTTCTATATGTAGAGAATTTAATGTAAATGAGGGATGGCTCCGAACCGGAGAAGGCGAGATGTTTGTTCCATTAACAAAGAATCAGTTAATTACAGAATTTGCAGCTGATCTAGTAATGGAAGACAATACATTTAAGAAACGTCTTTTTGAGGCACTAGCCAAACTTAATGAAAGCGAGTGGGAGGTTCTGGAAAAGCTGGCTGACAGCTTAATAAAAAAGGACTAGGGGTCATCCCCTAGCCCAGAATCTTTTTGCAGAATCGGAAAACAAGTTCTAACATTTCTGTATTATTGGACTTATTGACCAATTCGATGATTAATCGCTTATAATCCATTATGTATCCCTCCGCGCTTTTCGAACAAACTTTCGAAATTCCTTATTGAAATATTACTACACTTCAAAAAATATTTCAATAGATTTTCCGAACATTTGTTCTGATTTTTGTAGGAAAAATTTTCCTATCTATATAAGTAAACAAGGCAGCGTGGGGAAACTTATGCGAAACATGAAAAACGTCCCAGATTTGGGACACTTATTTATATGGGGAATCGATAAGGTCGAAAATTCGCACCTTTAAGCCTTTGGCAAGAATTTCCAACGTATCTGCCGATGGAGATACTGTACCATTTGCAATGCGGCTGATCGTAGACTTGGATATGCCAGTCATGATCGAAACTTGCCGAGTAGATAGGTTTTTGTCGAGCATGATCTTATCGAGTAATATCTTCATGTCCATAATTATAAAATACAAAATATTGGAGGTATACCGGTAAAAAATGGAAAAAGAGATACACTTATTTGATGATAGTTTAACTTTTATTCTTGAGCAGGAAGAGCTTGAGAAGCATCGTCCGAAAAGAAAAGAAGAAGGTGTAAATGCTTAGGCGTTTATATAAATGTGGCATTACAAAAGATTTTTGCAGGGGAAAGAGAGGAAAAACAAAAAATGAAAAAGAAACTTGTAGTATTGTTATTGGCGGCAACTATGTCATTATCTGTTGTGGCATGCGGAGGGGAGAAAGAAGAATCAAAGAAAGCGGAAACTCCAAAGACTGAAGCTGCAAAGAAAGAAAAGACTGAAGAAACTAAAGAACCGAAAGTTGAAGTCACATATCAAACAATTCTTGATGATTACAGTAAAAGAATTGCGGACGCAACACCGGGGCTTGTTGAAGAATATAATGCAGAATCTGCCGCTATTGCAAACGATGTAACTGCGCTTGCTGAATTATCCAATGCTAAAGTATCAAAGTTGGCTGAAATATCTAATCAAGGTGTAACCGAAATGGCTACTCTAATGCAGAAAAATGGTGACGAATACAGTGTATATGAAGAATGGGCTAATAAATTAATGGAAGTTTACACGCAATACTCTGCTCAGATTACAGATGCTTACACCGCTTCCACTTCTGGGATGAGCGCGGAAGATATGCTTAACTCTCTAGAAACATTAGGACAATAGGTTAAAGAGAGGGATTGAATAATGAGCAAAAGAAATGCGAACAGCGGCGGATCGGGGTGTCTGGGATTCTTTGTATTTGTAATATTTATCGCCTTTGCAATGACGATATATTCATATTTTTGGATACCAGCAATTCCAATTATGATATATCTTGCTAAAAGCAAGAAATTCGCCGAAAAACGTGCGAGAAACGTAACTATATGCGCAGCGGTACTAATTACCTCGCTTATTACTTTTGGCTATCTTAATGCACCTACCAAATTAAGTGGCATAGAAGTTACGTGGGGAAACACGGAAGTCACTGTCGGAGATACGATTGAGCTTGAAGTTGCACCTACTCCAAGCGGTGCAAAACTCAAAGATGTAGAAATGCCGAAAAGTGATTTGGTTGATTTCAAATTCAGAGATGGGAAGGCAGTGCTTACTTTTGAAAATCCTGGGGAAACAGAAATTTGGTTTACTGCCGGGAAAGATATTAAGAGTGAAAAGAAGAAATTTACAGTTATAAGCAAAGAAGAGAAAGCACAGAGAGAAGCTGCTGAATTAGCAGAAGAGCAAGCACAAGAAGAAGCAGAGAAACAAGCTGAGTTGCAGGCGCAACAAGAAGCGGCATTAGCGGAACAAGAACGAATCGCGCAAGAGCAGGCTGCTGCACAAGCAGCACAAGAACAGGCTACACAACAAAGCCAAGAAGATCCTATTGTATATGTAACAAATACCGGCGCTAAATACCATAGATCCGGATGCAGAACTTTAAAATCACAAATAGAAAAACATTTGTCCGAGGTTCGCGGTTACTACGAACCTTGCGGAATTTGCAACCCTCCGCAATAAATAACGAAAAACCGCCCAGTGTTACCAGCACTGAACGGCTTAATATACACCCGAAGATGTACGACATGTTTGCAAATATATTGTATCATCTTCGAAACAGTTTAACAATCAGAACATTCATTCTTTTTGTTAGCTGTTATTTTTATACCAAAAGGAGATGAATCTATGCCAAAGAGAAAGAAACACCCAAAATTACCAAATGGATATGGCTCCATTAAGTATCTCGGAAAGAACCGTCGGAATCCTTATGCCGTGCATCCGCCAGTCACGGAATACACGGATGAGGGAGTGCCAATTACTCCGAAAGCTCTCTGTTATGTTGACGATTGGATGAAAGGGTTTATCATCTTAACATCATATAAAGCCGGCACATACACGAAAGGGGACGAAAGGGATATAGACCTGCCTAGTGACCAGAAAAGCCTTGAAATCATCACGCAGCGCTTACTCGCAGACTATAACAAAGCGCAAGGAATTGTGGAAGAGGAAAAGGAGCCGGAAAAGACTTTTGCAGAAGTGTATAAGGATTTCTGGAAGTACAAATTTGAAAATGAAAAAGGAAAGAAATTATCCGAATCAAGCAAACGATCAATCCAGGCAGCCTTTAAAAATGCCAAAACTCTGCACGACCGCCCATTTAGGGAGCTGAGACACGATGATCTGCAATCCGTTGTAGACAACTGCCCTCTAAAGCACTCCTCTTTGGAATTGATCGTACATCTATTCCGACAAATGTATGCTTATGCGGACATCTATGAATTATGCGATAAAGACTATTCTGCGCACATTAAAATCAATAAAGAGGATGACGATGAATCTGGTGTGCCATTTACTGATAACGACCTTAAAATTTTATGGAATAACAAAGACGATGAAATTGTAGAATTTATCTTGATTATGTGTTATTCCGGGTTCCGGATCCGTGCGTACAAAAACTTAGAGATTAATCTAAAAGATACATATTTTAAGGGTGGCATAAAAACGAAAGCCAGCAAGGACCGCATTGTCCCAATCCACTCCGCCATATTACCTCTTGTCAAACGCAGGCTAAAAGCAGGCAGTATATTTCCAAGTACATACAGCAGTTTTTTAAAAGACATGTCAAATAAACTGTCGGAATTAGGAATTGAAAAGCACACCCCTCACGACTGCCGACACACATTTTCGGCTCTTTGCGAGAAATACGGTGTAAACGAAAATGACCGTAAGAGAATGATGGGGCACAGCTTCGGAAATGATCTTACCAATGCAAAATATGGTCACCGCACCATTGAAGATCTAAGAGAAGAAATCGAAAAGATAAAAGTTTGTTACTAATGTGTTACTAACGGAACCAAATTATCTATGTTTTAAACAGTCAGATATGCGCTCACTAAACACTTAAAAAATGGCTTAAAATCAACGTTTTTCGTTATTTTCGTTGCAATTAAGCCATTCTTCACAATCATGCCAACTTTAAGAAATGTTTAATTTCATATCACGATTTTAGTGGGTTTTCAAGCATTTTTGTTACTAACGTGCGAGTCCAACCGATATTCTGAATATGTGCTCATATTTGTAGCCTCTTTCCTTCCTGCCCTTTTCAAAACAAAAAGAGGACTATTCCCCGCCCTCCAAAAAATCTATTTCCAACTGCTCTATAATACAATTAAAAGGAACAACCGCCCACAAGGTGGTGTGCTACCCGTCAAGAGGACAATGAAAAATAATAAATTTTTCTCCGTCAGCCTATTAACCGGCTGGCGGTATTTTTATGCTGCTTTCAACGTAAGTTCATGAAAGGCCATCGGTGTCATTATATGTAACTTACGCTGTAGTCGTCGGTTGTTATAGTATTCAATATAGTCTTGGATGCCTTGGATTAATTCTTCTTTTGATGTAAAGCGTTTCCCATAATACATTTCCCGTTTTAAAATTCCCCAAAATCCTTCCATTGGTCCATTGTCAATACAGTGTGCAACTCTGGACATACTTTGTTTCATATGATGTTTCTTCAGCCGACTATAAAATGCCTGACTGGTATATTGGAATCCCCGGTCCGAATGAAAAAGCGGATGCGCATCAGGCTCTGCCGTTACCGCCTGATCAAATGTATCCATAACAAGGGCATTATCATTATGCGCGCTGATTTTATACGAGACAATCCTGCGGTCGCACAGATCAAGAATCGCACTTAAATATATTTTGTGTACTTCTACCCCTATATAATATTTGAACTCTGTTACATCTGTCAGCCATTTCTCATTCGGTTTATCTGCGTGAAACTCCCGGTGAAGAAAGTTTTTCGCAATGTGGGAGGGATTCCTGTCTGCTTTCGTACAGCTCTTCGGCTTCCATTTGATAGATGACTGTATTCCGATTTTCCGGCAGATTCTCAGAATCCTCTTATCATTGGCCGGAATCCCATAATTTACAGCCAGTTCATCACGGATACGCCGATAACCCATATCTGGATGCAGCCGATGTATTTCCCTGATAATATCGGCAATCTGTTCATTCCTGATCTCATTGTCACTTTTGGGATGTTTCAGCCATCGGTAATAGGAAGAACGAGTAATTCCAAGGTATCTGCACATTTGTTTGACCGGATATCCTTTTGATTTGGACAGTTCCCTGATTGCCTGATATTCACATAATTTATGTATTAAAGAAAGCGATCCCTCCTTTCTAATTCCCTTACTTTTTTTAACAGGTCATTCTCCATCTGTAAGTCTTTATTTTTACGTTCCAGCTCTGCGATACGGTCCCGTAATTCTTCTTCTGGAGTGCGGCTTGGCTTAGAGCCGATCCGCCGGCCTCTCCGATCCTCCAAACCGGCACTTCCCATTTTTTCATACCGTTCCACCCAATTTCGGACCTGCTGATAGGAACAATCATACTTCAAGGCCATTGCCCCATAATTCCGGTCATGGTCAAGACAGTCTTTTACAATGCAGATTCGTTCCTCCAGTGTTGTTTTTCTTGCTTTCTTCATAGCGCTACCTCCGGTAAGTTCTTTTAATTCCTTACCTTCATTATACGCCTTGATCCAACTTGAAAGTTGAGAATGCTGTCGGATTCCGAATTTTACACATATTTCATCTAACGATCCCTCTCCGGAAAGGTATGCATGAACTGCCTGCAATTTCAATTCTTTTGAGTAGCGTTTATTTGTCTTAGGAGACAGTAAACTTTCTGGTCCGTCTGTTTTATAGATCCTGATCCAATCCTGAACACTCCGTTTATTTACACCGCACATTTTTGCAGCGCCTTTTTGGCTAAGTTCTCCGTTCAGGTACTGTTCTACGATTTCTACTTTTTTTACTGCATCAATTTTACTTTTTCTGGACAT